ATTGTTGTATACTCACCATCAGCTCTATCAGCCTTTAGTTTTTCTTGAGCATACTGTTCAAGTGGTACGTTCCATTTGTTAGCTAGTCTAATATCTTCTTTTGACAGCTTAACTTTATTACTAGAACCTGGAGAGCTGCGAGATGCTCCAGCGACTACTTGAGCAGGTTTTGACGTTGGTACCTGCTTACGAATTTCTCCTCCTGTTGCAGCTTCTTGAGCAGCAAACTTATGAGGAAATGTTTCTTTTATCCTACGATCTATCTCAGTATAATAATCTGGATCTGTAGGACTATAACCTTCTTCTTTTAACTGTCCATCTATTGCTAAAGATGCTGCAGTCATAACTTGATCTTGACCAAACCATGTATTATTTCCTGCCCATTCCTCTGCTCTTGGATCTGCAGTAGGTTGAGGTTGGTACTGTGGTTGCTGTACAGGTTGTTGTGTTTGTACAGGTCTTTGTTCAAATTGTTGTTTTGTAGCAGTTAATGATTTTAAATCATTTTGTGCTTCATTTAAAAACTCTTGAGCTTGTAGTATCTTAGTTGAATCACCTTCTTCATGAGCAGTCTTATAAACATTTCTAGCAAGTTCTAACTTATCTGTTATTTGTTTTTCACTTGAATCTAAACTTAATTTATTAACAGTATTAAACTGATGCTCTGTATTTTGTAATCTATTACTAAGTTCTTCATTTTGTCTTATTAAATTAGAAAGTTGATCATCTCTTTCTTTACGTTGCTTAACTAATTGTCTTATTCTTTTTTGTGCTCCTTTAGTTTCTACACCTTCAAGCTCTGGTGGTGTATCTACTTTAGGTTCTTCTTCTTCTTTTGCTTGTACTAGAGGAATAGCTTTTTCTTCTTGTTCTATTTCTCCTTCTACTTCATATTCTACTTTATTCTTTTCTTCTTCTGAAGTTGTTGTATCAACTTCATTCCACTCTTCATTGTCCATTGTTAATCCTTCGTTGTTTACGAGACATACGACTTACGTTTCATATACTATTATTATACACTATAAAAATTTATAGTGCAACTTAATGACTTAAATTAAATGTAGGATCTAAATATTTAGGATCTTCCACTTTCATTATTACTTGATCATCATACAATAAAATCATCTTAACTTCTTTATATTGTATTTTTTGACCAGCATGTTTTGCGTAACAAATGTAATCTCCTTCTTTACACCAAGGTCCTTTAGGAAATTTATCTGTATCGTTGTAAGCAAGATTACCCATTTTAATAACTTTACCTACAGTTGTTAAATAAGACATATCTTCTCTTGTTGAGTTTGGTATTATTATACCACCTTTAGTTGTTTCTTTTACTGAGACAGGTCTTACGAGTACATGAAAACCTGGAAGTTCAGGAAGGACATCTGGAGTAGCTTCGTCTTCTTCATTTGTAATCCATATGTCGTTCTTTATAGTGTTACCTAAATGTGCCTGTTGCATTAGTCATCCTCTTCATCATACATATTTTTCTTTATTATGTTTGTTAAATTATTACGAGACCATTCAATGCCTTGAATAAGTCCTACGAGCTGTCTATAGTGAGCAAAATCTTCTGCTTGCCCACTAGAGACAGTTATTCTTAGTTTATCGAGTTCATTATTATATTCTTTAATGACCTCATCCCATATTTCCATATGTTTAGATTAAATCTCTGCACACGCATAGCAGTTAATTTCTAAACCTACAGCTACTTCTTTTATAGTTGGTGATTTCCACATGTTATATTCCTCTCTATATTATATTATTAATTAAGCTGCAAAAGCAAATGCACCAGTTGTACCTGCTCCAAGATGTTGGAAGTTATAATTGATTGTCCACTTGCCTTCTTCTACACATGTAAAGTATATATAAGAACCAATACTAAATAAGTTAGTAGCAGCATNAGCAGGAGTATAAACTAAATTAGTTTCACCTNCTGTTGATGAATCAAAAGTAACAGCACTACTGCCTCTTGATTCTATCACACTACCTGTTTCCCATACATCAGAACCTGCACAGTTAAAAGTTAATGTAGCTGTTCCACCAGTTGTATCTACTGATTGAGCATGTACTACTACAACCCCTACTGTTGCTGCTGGTAATGTTGTTGTTTGTGCTGCAGCTCCTGTAAAAGGATTAACATTAATACCTGCTACATAAGTTACATTAGTTGCAGTTGCTTTAGCTGTTGCACTTAAACCAGTTAAAGATGGTGTCAATTCTGTAATAACAGTACCATCTATATTAAGATTACCTGTTGCAGTTATACTACCACTACTGGTAATACCACCATTAGTACTAACAGCAAAGTTTGTAGTAGCTACTCCGTTTGATAAGGATATCTGTTTGAATCCTCCTTCAGACCTAATAGGTCCACTAAATGTTGAGTTTGCCATATTTTCCTCCTTAGAAAATTAAACTTATCGTCTTGGCTTGTCTGCTAGGGCAGTCGATAAGCTAGTTATAAATCCCTAGTAAAATTATGAATTAGTTAAAGAATCAGGATCGCCTCGTAGAACATCTCTTTTGTCAAAGCCTGTAGCATCTCTTGCTATAGGATCTCCAAAAGTATCTCGTCCATTAGGAACATGATCATTTATACCAAATTTATTTTTAGAGTTATTATCTTTAACTTCTGAAGAACCATTCTGTAATCTAGGTGATCCTGCTCCGTCATTAGGATAGTGTACTCCTCCATATTGTGGCATCTTATTTCTCCTCGTTGTTAGTTATATTACCCATTTCTTGCATTAACTGTAATGCTAATTGTGCTTTATCTTTTTCTTCTTGTTTTTCAGTTTTATCTATATCTTGTAAACCTTTTATATTTGCTGTCTGTCCTTTTAGTTCTATAGTAGCTTGACTAGCTGCTGACTGACTTAAAAGTTTTTGTTGTTCTAATTGTATTCTTTCTTCTTCAATAGCCATCTTAGCCATAACATCCATTTGTTTTAAAGCTTCTCTACTTGATCTGTCTTCATCACTTTTCTTAACTCTAGCTGATATATTAATACCTGCTGTTTGAGCATCAATCATTTGTTGTTGACGTTTTAATTCAAGCTCTTGTGTTTTCAAAGCCATCTCAGCATTTTCTGTTACAACATCAAGTTTTAGTTTTTCTCTTTCAACTTCTACTCTTGATTGTTCTAATGCAACCATTTGTTGTTCAGGTGATTGTGCTCGACCCATTTGTTGATTTGCATTTAAAACTTCTTTAGCTGCTGCAGCCATTACAGCTTCAATGCCTGATGGAGTTCTTTGTTCTGGTGGTAACTGTTCTACCATTACTCCAGTAACACCACTCATTTGTTCTTGGTACTTCATGATTGAATGTTCTTGTACATTGGCTTCAAGAACTGGACGTAGTCTTTGCATAATAGGATTAGCACCATTTGTAGGATCTTGTAAGTATGCCATCTTTACTTGGATATGTGCATCATGATTTTGTCCTGGGAATGCTGCAATAGGTAAACCTTTAGTTGCTCCCATAATATCAGACACAGGATCCATAGGTTGTGGTTTTGGTTCTTCTGGTAAAATCTCTTCTAGATTAGGCATGTTAGCAGCATTAAGTATTGTTCTGTTTAATGCCTCAAGATTAAACATACCCGGTGGAGATTGTTGAGCCATTTGTAATGCCATGTTTGCTAACATCATTCTATGAGCATTACTTGGTATGTTAGGATCACTTACTGGTACAACATCTACAGTACCATCAAAATCTTTTTTGAAAATATTTCTACTTTCATTTGGAACATCATATGGATATTCTGCTGGTAAATAATCATAATCTATTTGTGCAATAATTTTAAACTCATTACGTTGAGCTTTATGTAATCGTTTATGGATTGCTGAAAAGAATTTACTAGAAGCTTCTATTAAAGCCATAGTAGTTCCTACAGGTCCATAGGAGGCAGCATCAGAAATTACTTGTTCTGTACTGTCTGCAAACTTCTGTCCAGCAGTAGTTACAAATTGTAGCATGTTGTATAGGGTTTGGGAAGGCTCTTTATAAGGGAGAGGGATAATAGCCTTTGAGAGATCTATACCAGTTGCTTCAACCTCCTTAAATTCACCAGGAGCAATGGGTTCGTTATCTCCGACCATCCTTACTCCTTTAGCCTTAAAACCTCCAGGTAAATTTGAAAACTGTCCAGCATCTACAAGATTACGCATTGCTGCGGTAGCTGTCATAGTTAAATTACCTAAGAAGTGTATTAGACCAAGACCATAAAATCCAAATCCAGGAACAAATCTGTAATGTACGAAATGGATTCTTTTTTCTTTTTTGGAATCGTTAGGTTCGTAATTTCTACGAATGCTTAATATCTGTCTTGATTGTTCTTCAACTGTTACAATGTAAGGAGCAAATTCTCCTTCTTCTGTGCTATCATCTGGAATATCTAATTGAACATGTTGTTCTAATAAAACATACTGTGGATCAGCACTACCTGTTGAAGACAGTCCAAGTATAGTATCCATCTTAGATGCAAAAGAAGTAGCTGTTGGATTACCTGCTTCTGGCAATTCGATATCTGAATAGATTCCACTATCTAAATCTCTTTGCATGTCAATAGGATTTTTATAAATAATGTGTGTGTATCTATCAGCCTTACGTAGATCAGAGGCATAGTAAGATACATAGAACTGATCAATAGGAACAAATTCTGATACAGGTCTTTTTAGATGTTCATCATAGTAAACTTTTTTAAAGGCAGAACCTATCAATGGTAAATGAAAAAGCATTCTTTCAAACTCATCAAAGTATTCTGGCATCTGTTCAGTTAACTGGTAGTTCATAAAGTTTTGAACACGATTAGCTTGTTCTTGTTTTTCAACAGACTGCGTACCTAGCAGTTGTGCTTTAACAGGACCACCAGCAGGAAAGAGTTCTTGTGAAGCTTTTGCTTGGAACTTAACTGCAGATTCTATCAGCAGGGGGTGAACTGCAGTACACGCACCTTCAAAAGGCTCACTAGCATCTTCTAGTTTTAATCCTAATAAATCAAATCCTCTTTCAAACATAGATTCCCAATCACCTCGAGAGTCTTTATCAGCTTGAAAGTTATCAAGTACTTCATTAGAAATAAATGTTAACGAATCATCATCTATGTTATCTGCAATATTACCATACCATTCTTCGGCAGATACTTCTTCTTGAATTTCTGTAGACTGTTCAAAATTAACAATGACTCCCCCATCATCATCTAATTCAAAAGTTGTTTCACTTGTGCTTGTTTCTTCAACAGGCTCCATAGGCACTACACTTGGTGCATCCTGTGGTATCATGTCAAA